GTGGATGCACTTCCGCTGGTATGAAGCGCCGCGGGAGTGGCCTATCGATGACCCGGAGACGTGGCGGGCGGCGAACCCATCGCTAGGCGCCATCGTGACCGAGGACTACTACCGGGCCACGCTGGCGGTGGAGCCGGAAACGGCGTTCCGGCGCTACCTGCTGAACCAGTGGGTGGAGCCGGCGAGTTCGTGGCTCAGGGCGAGCGAGTGGGACGCGCTCGCCGTCCCTGGCCTCCGATTGCGAGACCGCGAGGCTGTCTGGGTCGGCTGGGACGCGTCCACCCATCGAGACTCGACGGCGGTGGTGGCTGTCCAGTGGCAGGACATTGGCGGTGTGCGGCGGCTGGCCGTGCAGTCCCGGGTGTGGGAGCGGCCACGGGATGCGTCGGGTGAACTCATGGCGGACTGGCGCGTGCCGGTGTCGGAGGTACTGGCGCACATCGAGGAGCTCGCGCGGCGGCACCGTGTGGTCGCCATCGCCTACGACCCGCGCCTCATCACGTGGGTGGCGGACGAACTCGAGGCGGCCGGCTACCCCACCATCGAGTGGCCGCAGTCGGACGCCCGGATGGTGCCCGCGTCCATGCGGCTGCTGGAGCTCATCCGTGAGGGCATACTCGCCCACGATGGCGACCCGGTCCTGCGGCGCCACATCCTGGACGCCAGGGCTCGGGTGGTGGGCGATGGGTTCCGACTGGCCAAGGATTCGCGCCGGAGCCCCATCGACGCGGCCGTCGCCCTGGCCATGGCGGTGGCGGTGATGGCGCAGACACAGGGGCGGGAAACACCGTTGACCCTCTACATCCCGGAGGCGTGAGATGCGAGGCTACATCGTCGAGGCCGTAGGCATCGCGGTCATCGCGGCAGCGCTGGCGGTGTGGGTGGCCCCGCTGTGGGGGGCGCTTGCGGCGGGGCTGTACCTCGTCGCGGTCGGCGCTGCTATCGGGAGCGGTAGGCGATGAGTGTACTCGGTGGACTCCTGAGCCGCGCGCGCATCGTGCGCCTCACCGACCCGCGCAGCGATATCGGTATCGGGTGGGCATACCCGACCCGCGCCGGCGTCATCATCGATGAGGAGGGGGCGCTGCGCGTGGCGGCGTGCTGGATTGCTGTCACGCTCGTCGCTGATGAGATCGCGTCCCTGGCGTCGCGCATCGTCGCCCGGACGGACGTAGAACGTCGCCCGCTGCGCCCGCCTGAGCTGCGGCCCCTGTGGGACCGCCCTAACCCGCTCCAGACGCAGGTGGAGTGGCGGGCGTCCACCATCCTCTCCCTGCTGCTCTGGGGTGCGGCGTACGTCGCGCTCACCTGGGGGCCAGGTGGGGAGCTGCTCCAGCTCACGACGCTGCATCCCGCGCGGTGCCAGTTGCGGGCCCGCGAGGACGGCGGGTTCGACGTGCTCTACGACGCGCCCGACGGCTCCACCGTTGTCCTTGCCGCCCCGCGGGGGCGCCGCCCGGACGTCATGCTCGTGAGGCTGTTCGACCTGCCCGGGCGGCTGGAGCCAGTCTCACCCGTCCAGCAGGCGGCGGAGCTCCTCGGCCTGTCGCTCGCCTACGACCGCATCGCCGCGCATCTGGCGGGGCGGGGGCTCGCACCGTCGGCGGTGCTCACCGTCGACGAACCCATCCCGCCCGAGGTGGCGCGGGAGCTCTCCGAGCGGCTGCAGGCCCTGCACGGTGGGCCGGAGCGAGCGGGCAGGGTCGCCGTCATCGGCGGGCGCGGGGTGAAGCTCGAGCGGCTGACGTGGTCGCCGCAGGACGTGCAGATGGTGGCGCAGTCGGAACGTGTGTTCGCCATGGTCCTGTCGCTGTGGCGGGTGCCGCCCACGGTCGTCGGGATGATCGATAAGCCCTCGACTTGGGGTACTGGCGTGGCCGAGCTGGCGCGCCAGCTGGAGCGGTTCACGCTGCGCCCCATCGCGCGGCGCCTCGAGGCAGCAGTCGAGGACAGCATCCTCGCCCACGTTGACCCTGACCTGCAGTTCAGGCTGCGGTTCGACTCGCTGCTCAGTGCGTCGCCCGAGGAGCGGGCGCGGGTGCAGCAGATCCGGTTGATGAACGGGATGACTTCCATCGAGCGCATCCTGGCGCAGGAGGATGAGCCACCGCTGCGGCCCGATGAGACCGTGATGTGGCCGCTCAACGTCCAGACCGCCGAAGAACGGGAACGGGCGCAGCAACTGCGGCGAGCTGAGGTGTTCGCGCGCCTCATCCAGGCCGGGCTCCCGCAAGACATGGCGGCACAACTAGCAGGGGTGGAACTGCCCAATCGCTAAGGACGGACGCTCGCATCCTCCATCCCACGCTGGGGATGGAGGGCGAGCATGCCTGCGATTGGCGTTCATCACACCGACGTGCGCGACGGCGCTTGGGACGGCCCCGAGATGCGGCGCCGGTTGCGCCTGAGCGAGACGGAGGAGTACTACCGCAAGGCGCACGCCTGGCAGGACCCTGAGGGCGACCCAGAGAGCAAGGCGGCGTACTCGTTCATCCACCACTTCGTGTCGGTGAACGGTGAAATCGGCGCCGCCTCCGTTCAGGGGTGTCTCGCCGGCATCGCCGTGCTGAACGGGGCCCGCATCGGGATGGGTGGCGTCCGTGCCGCGCGCTGGGCGCCCGACCGTGAAGGCATCTACCGGCACCTGGCGGCACATCTGCGGGATGCGGGCGTGGAACCGCCGGAGCTCGTGGACCTCGGCGAGGCGCTGGACGAGCCGGAGAGCAAGGCGACCCGGGTCGAGGACCTCACTCTCACCGACGAGGGCGAGTTCGTCTGCCGGTTCTCCACGTTCGGCGTCGTCGACGCCTACGGCGATGTCACCACGCGGTCGACGTTCACCGACGGCCAGGAGGTGCCGGTGGGCGCCTGGGGGCACAACCGCCTCGCTCTGCCGGTCGGTCGCGGCACGGTGCGCGTCCATGATGACGGGGCGTACCTCGAGGGGCGGTTCTTCCTCGACACCACCCACGGCCGGGATACGTACCTGACGGTCAAGAACCTCGGTGAGCTCCAGCAGTGGAGCTACCTGTTCCTCATCCAGGAGGCCGCCGAGGTGGAGCTCGATGGGAAACCGGTCCGGGAACTGCGCCGGGTTGACCTCATCTCGGTCGACCCTGTGGACCGGGGCGCCGGGTACGGCACGCAGACCATCGCCATCAAGGGCGCGCCGCTACTCGATGACCTCCGCGGGGTCGCGGACGAGCTGCGGCGCATCCTCGGGCGGCTGCAGGAGCGCGCGCAGGTGCGGGCTCGCACCGGTCGCGGGCTTGGGACGGCCGCATCGGACGCCCGCACCATCCTCACCGAGCTGCGCAGCGTCGAGGTAGCGCTGGAGGGGTTGCTCCGCGATGAGCCTCGGCGGACGCGGTCGGTATCAGATGGGGTCACGGCGTCCATCGTCGCACGCGCTGCGCTGGCGCGAGCGCGTGCACTCGAGACTCTCATGGAGGTGACACGGTGACGTTCAGCGTCACGATCAGCAACATCGAACAGATCAAGCGTCTGCCGCTGGAGCGGGCGAAGGTAGCGTTGGCTGAACGGCAGGAGTGGCTCGCCACGGTCCTGCGCGAGGCCGGGCCGGAGCTCGATGCGGCCCAGGTGCGCTCGGTGCCAGTCCAGCTCGATGATGGGCAGGACTTCTCCGGGCTCGTCCGCCGCGTCTCCGAGGAGCTCGAAGCCCTTGTGGACCGCGTTGACGAGCTGGCCAAACTCGACCGCGTCCTCGCCCGTGCGGCAGAGGCCACGAAGGCCATCGCCCCGCAGCCGGCCGAGCACCAACCGGACACCATCGGCTGGGTCGTCGCCAAGGCGGTCCGCGAGATGGGCGACGGTCGGCGCTCAACGGTCATCGACATGCCGCAGGAGCGGGTCGTGCGCCTCGCCCTCGGCAAGGCCACGATGACCACCACGAGCGGGTTCCCGCCCGAGACGATGCGCACGGGCACCATCGTCTGGACGCCCACCGAACCCATCCAGATCGCCGACCTCCTCCCGACCGTGCCCACGAACCAGAGCGCGGTTGTGTACATGGAGGAGACGACGTTCACGAACGCCGCCGCGGAGCGGGCCGAAGCCGCGGCCTACGCCGAGGCCTCGCTCGCCTACACCGAACGGTCGGTCACGGTGCGCAGCATCGGCGTGTCCATCCCCGTCACCGACGAGCAGATGGATGACGTCCCGCAGCTCGCCGGCATCCTCGACCAGCGGTTGCGGGAGATGCTGCGGCTGCGGCTGGACACGCAGCTTCTCGCGGGCGACGGGACGGCCCCGAACCTGCTCGGCACGCTCAACGTCTCGGGCGTGCTCACCCAGGCCAAGGGGGCTGACACGGCTCTCGACGCCATCTACAAGGGCATCGTGGCCATCCGCACCAACGGCAAGGCCGACCCGTCGGTCCTCATCATCCACCCGTCCGACTTCCAGGACATCCGCCTGGCGAAGACGACGGACGGCGTCTACCTGTTCGGCCCGCCCAGTGACTCGGCTCCGGCGCGGGTGTGGGGCGTGCCGGTCGTGCAGTCGACCGTGCTCACGGCGGGCACGGCCGTCCTTGGCGACTACCAGCGCCACGCTGCGCTGTACGTCCGCCGCGGCATCGAGGTCGAGGTCGGGATGTCGGCCGACGACTTCACCCGCGGGAAGAAGACCGTCCGGGCAGGGCTCCGCGCCGCGGTCGTGCACTACCGGCCGTCGGCGTTCTGCCTCGTGACGGGCATCTAGGGGTGAGCGATGGGGCTCCGCATCGAGGAGCTTAGGCAGCGGCGTGAGGGGCCGGTCTACCGGTCCCCACGCCGCATTGCCGTGACGGAGGATGGCCAACTCGTCGACCCCACCGACCCGCGCGCCCGGTGGCTCCTCGTCGGTGAGGGCGGCGAGCTCCCGTGGGATGTGGCCGCCCGCTACGGCCTCGTCGCCCCGGAGGAGGACGGGCCCGTGCAGCAGGAG